ACGCGCCCAGCAGCCCGTTCTCGGCTGACCTGTGAATGGACGCTACTTCCGCCGTCTCCGCCGCCTTCTTCTCCGCGCCGATTGCCTGTATGCCGAGCTTCGCCATGCGGTCGAGGCTGTCATTGAGCGCGTTCCTAAGCTGCCCAAGCCCTTGCCCGGTGAACTCAAGGAACTTAGCGTCAGCGTTTATGCCCGCGCCGCCGTATATGAACAGGAACTCACCCGCGCCCAGTTTGACTGACTTGGGGGTTACTCCGTCTTTTTCCATAGGCTGCGGCATATTGATAGCGACCGGGGTCGGGCAGCCTGTGAAGTGCAGGCCGTTTTCAAAGTCCGCTGATTTCTGGTAGAACCCGATGTTTTCAAACGCCATGCCGAGCAGCATGGACTTCTCAGGGACTTCTCCCGGGCAGGTGAAGCACGGTATCACGGTGAGATTCTCGCCGTCTATCTTTGCGTAAATGGGTTCGCTTTCCGCAAAGCCGTTGGGCGCGTTTTCGTCTTTTACGAACAGCCGCTGGATGTAATAGCCGTCTTCGTCAAACGAAAGCACCCGATACGCCTCAGTGGTGATAACGTCAAATTCGTCATCCGGGTTTTCCTCTTCCCGGTCTTCGCGTAAAACAACCAGCGTCAGCCTGCTGATACCTGCTTCGACCGAATACCGCCAGCGTATCATGGTCTCCGCCGCGTACCATTTCAGGTATGCCCGCGCTTTGGACTCCGCTTTCGACGTGCCTTCCTCGACGGTGGTATGGTCAACCAGTATGCAGCCCCACGCGGTCTGCATCGCGTCCCATGTCCCGTTGGAAGCGAACTGGTCTATCACCGTGCCGGAGCCGTCAACGTTTTTCAGCAGCTCTTTGAACGCGTCGGAGATTTCGCCGCTCTGTACCGGGTTTTTTGAAAATACAAGCCCGTGTAATGCTTCCGCCGTCCGGCTTGTACCGTCAAAAAACTTCGGGCGATCTAAATAGGCTTTGTAACTGGCATCGGTTTGTTCGGGCAGACGTGGCAGGTATATCTCGCCGCCTTTTTTTATGGCGGTCTCGCCTTCAACGGCGGCGCGCACTACTTCCCATTGGCGGGTCTTATTTTCATATTCGGCGCATGGAGTTGAAACGGGCATAAAGAGACTATCGCCCATAAAATTGCGGTTGCCTATTCGTATATCTGTACTACGTATAAATGTACGATGTAACAAAAAAGCCGCCCAAAAGGACGGCTGTGGCTTGCGGGCGCGATTGCCGCTTATACTGCTTTCAATGCCGTATTCAATCCGCTGTTAAACTTGACAGGATTTTTAAGAAAGCTGTCATAAATCCGCGCCTTGTCTTTCAGGTCTTCAATGGACTTGAAAATGCCATTGATAACAAACTCGCGGTGTTCGGGAACGGTCAATGCAACGTCAATGGGAACATAGACGCGCTTCTCCGCTTCGCTGTCATTGTATAAGCGTTTGTCATCCGGCACTTTCACGTTTTCGTAAGCCCGCGCAATAACAAGCTCCTTTTTCCCGCTCGGCGTTTTTATCTCGCGCTCGATGACAATGCAGGCCAGCAGGTGCCGCGCCTGATTAAGGCGGTGCAAGTGCCCGGCTTTCTCATTGTCCCATTCAAACTCGCCGTGCAACTCCGACTTTCTGTGCTTCGCGGCAAAAGCGACAACCGAATCGGGCGTTACCTGTTTTCCGATTGATTCCAATTCCGCGCCGACTTTTGCGGCGTCACCCTTACAGTGACTGCCCTCTTTCCATGAATAAATACCTTTCACAATTTTTCCCTCCTAAAGAAATAAAATAGATAGCCTTGCCAAAACCGACCTTGCCTTATCGGGCCACACCTAACCAAACCACGCCTCGACAAAACCCGCCTGCCATATCGTGCCTTGCCTTGCCGAACCAAGCCATGCCGAACCCCGACTGACCAGAACCCGCCTCACCGCGCCGTGCCTGCCATACCATGCCCAACCTCACCGCGCCCCACCGGGCCGGGCCAAACCATACCACACCACGTCTTACCAAACCTCGCCTGCCGCGCCACGCCCGACCAAACCGAACCCGACCGCGCCACGCCCTACCTAACCTCGCCGAACCGTACCACGCCTAACACCGCCTTGCCTGCCAAGCGTTATTTTTCGCCTTTGCTCAGAATGTGAAACATTCCGTTTTCGCCGCCTTTTTCAACGCGCATTTCGCCAACTCCGCAACAGTAGCCGCCGAGATTAAACAGGTTCACTATCTGTTCAAGAGAAACCATATCGGGGCAATAGCTGATGTCCAGCACGGCTTTCCATTCGAGAAATTCACCCCTGAACCGTATGTCGGCTACACCGCTCGGCCCGGCAAGACGCACCATGTCCTCTCTCGGTTGGGGCTTGCCGATAATTTCTGTCAATTCTCCGCGAATGTGGAAAGCCGCGAACATGGTGACTTTGTTTTTTATAGTCCCTGCCCGATAACCTGCGGAAACAGCCGCCGCCTTGAAAGCCTTTGACGGGAAACCGAACCTCGCGCCCTTTTTGATTGCGTCATTAAAAGCGTCCTCTGTCATTTCTTTTGGCTTGCCGGAAAGCCAGTACAGACTGTTGATGACATCGGCAATCGGGCTTTTCGCTTCCTTTACCGCTTTTGCTTTTTTCATCTGTTTGTCCAGCATTTCCCGCCGCGCTTTTTCGCCCCATGCGTGGACAATCAGCGGAGAATCGCCCTTTACCGTTAAAGTCAACGGCTCGACTTTCAGTTCCTTGAGGACTACGACTTCCTCTTCCTTTTTCGCTGTTCTTGCCATAATCAGCCTCCTAAAGATTATTTTTTCCTATACGGGAAAATCTATAAATATGCTACCATTTTGTTGCAAGTTTGTCAATAACCTGCAACTAAAAAGTATTGATTTTTATAAAGTTTTCTGTTATGCTTGCCGATATATGGTTATGGAAGGGCTTACAATACAAGAAATCGCCGAACAGTTAGGCATATCCCAATCCGCCGCAAAATTTCGGCTCATCCGCGCAAAAATAAAGCCAAAAGCCCAAGCCGGGCGCATGAATTTTTATGACAAATCAGTTATTAAGCTAATCCAGAAAGTGTCAAAAGGCGGCAGACCGAAAAAGAAAAAAGACTAACTCATGTCTTTTTTGCGACCGCCGGTTCAACCACTCTCAAGCTTCTTGCAATTCGGTAAGATGACGTGACCGCGCCCTTCTTTTTGAGCGTTTCCACATAAACCGCTGTCGTTGATTCGTGCAAATTCACCCCTCTCGCGACATCCGCCAGCGAAGGGCAAAACCCGTTTTCGTCAAAATACTTTTTGATGTAGTTATAAACCTGCTGTTGCCTTTCAGATAGTTTCTCCATACATTCCTCCCAAAAAATCTATGTCCAGTGAACCGGCGCTGGCGCCGCCCGCCCACATTGAACGCTTTTTACCCGCNNCGCCGAACCGACGCTCGCTTCCTCCCCGATACCCGACAACTCGGTCAGCGCGAACACCGCCGCGTCCATCCTGTTCGGGCTTTCTTTCATGTCCTCCGAGTACGAGCAAAATTCATCCTCCAATTCCGTGAACGGCACCCTGTGCTTGACTTCCCCCCTCTCATATAACGCGGATATGGGCTCGGCCCTTAAAATCTTGCCCCTCGACGACGTTACCAGCTTGACGTTAATGTCCCTGTAAGCGGTTCTAATCGTATGCCCCACCATGTCCCCGCCGTAGTTTTTCTCTGCCACCACCAGATCCGCCCTCCACTTCCTGTACATCGCCGCCACCCTCCCGCTCCACTCGTTCGGCGTACCGTGGCAGGAGTCGTCGTCCAATACCCGGTACTCATTGCCGAATTTCCCCGCGGCGACAATCCCTATTTCGTCCCCCGCGACGGTTCCCGACGGGTCAACGCCTATCACTACCCGCTGGTAGTCCCTCTCCGTGTTGTCGTATTTTATCCAGTCCCTCTTCCACAAACTGCCCGTGTCCGTCGACCATTCGCCGTCCATGAACCGCGCCCTTTTGGAAGCGGACAGCTGGCTCAGGGTTTCAAGGTACTGCGCGGACACGTGCCGGTTGTCGGCGGGGTTCATTTTAAGCCATTTGTAGTCGGTATCGGGAACCGGCCTGCCGTCGGGGAATTGCCGCTCGTGGAATATCTTGAAACAGAAATGCGCCCGGCTCGGCGGGTTTAAGTCATAGAGTATCTTCCCGGTTACGCCCTGCGGCGGGTTTAATCTGGTGGACACGGTTTCAACGGTGTTATATGAAATCTGGCTCGCCTCGTTAAAAAGAATGGTCGCGTACTCGTTGCCCAGTATTTTTTCCGTGCGCTCTTTGTCGTCAAATCCGGCCAGATATATTTTTGAACCGTTGGGAAGGTCATAATAAAACTCGGTTCTGTTCAAATACTTTGTAAGGTTCACGCCCATTAATTCCTGTAACTTCGGCACTGTCTGAAGGCATATAGACTGCTTGGCGTGGTTAAACCTGAACCGCCCGATTAAATGGTCGGTGTTGGGATACTTTAACGCCCTCGCGAACAAGTACCTCACAAACAGGATAGTCTTTCCGCTTCTGCCGCCGCCTTCGGCAAGAACGGAATTGGCTGATTTAATAAGCCTTACCAGTTCTTTTTGTTTTTCCGTAGGCTGGAACAATTACAGCGCCTCCTGCTCTTCCGGGGATACGGTGAACAACTGGAGACCGCCCTTTACGTCTATATCCTGTTTGTCCGTCCACTTAAACCTGTTTTTCATGTTAAATATCCATGTCGCTGGCTGAATGCTCACCTTGCCCGCGCTTCCTACCCTGCCCAGTTTCGTCCACCACGCCTCGGACAGTTCCTGCCCCTTTTTATAGGCGTCCGAAAACTTCGGGTATTTATTCACCCAATTATAAAAAGTGTCTTTCCATATTCCCAGTTCAGCGCATACTTCGGCTACCGATTCGCCGTTTTTGAACATATCGGGGAGTTTTTCCGCGTATTCTTTTTTGTATTTTGTCGGTCTGCCGCCTGCCATTTACTCCAACCCGCCGCTTCCTATCGGCCTGTTGTTTTCCCTTGCCCATTTTGTCCATCTGCGCCTTATTACATCGCAGTAGTGGGGGTCAAGCTCCATAATTCGGGCTTTTCTGTTTAATTTTTCAGCGGCTATTAGAGTAGAACCACTCCCGCCAAATAAATCCGCAATTATTTCAGCATTATGATTTTTTATAGCCCTATAAGGCAATTCCACAGGCTTTTGTGTGGGGTGCAAGTCATTAAGCCTGTCTTTTTTTATTTCCCATACCGTGTTTTCATTGCTTTCACCTATAAAATTTGTCTTGTCCCCTATTTTACAATAAAGACACGGCTCATACTTATTTTTATAATGGCTGTTCATATCGGCATAACCTGTATTAATTTTCACCCATGCAATAATAGCCATTAAATTAATACTATTTTCTTTTACGGCTTTTATGACTTCATAAGAATATTTTGTGGCATAAAATATGTAAATTGCCCCATTAGTAATAATGCTTTGGATGTTTTTCAAAAAAGCCGAATATATATCGGCATTATCGTCATTTATTAATTTGTCTCTTTTGTGATTAACATTGATTGTGTTTCCGTGAATTACTCCGCCATTGTAATCTACCCCATACGGCGGGTCTGTAAATACCATATCCGCCTTGTCCGTCCCCATCAATCGCTCTATATCTTCAAGACTGGTACTATCTCCACACATTAGTATTGAATTTCCTAATTCATATATTTCCCCGTATTGTGAAACGGCATTTTCTTTTATTTCAGGAACCAGATTGTCATTTTTCGTTTCATTCTCGCTGTCATTCTCCCGCATAAAGTCGATGTCTATGTCGGGTATTTCTATGTCGCTTAAAAAGTCGGCGTCAAGGTCGGAGATAAAGTCGTCGAAGCCTTTCTGGTCGGTTTTGCCGTATCTTGAATCGCACTCCAGCAGTAATTGTTTGGCTTCCGCCTTGTCTTTTGCGTGAATATAAACTACCGGCACTTGGTGTCCGGCTATCTCATGCCCGTCTTTTTCAAGTTTTTCGTAAACTACCAGTCTTCGGTGCGTGTCAATGGCAAGAATTTCGCCGTCTACTTTAGACACAAAAGAAGGGAACCTAATCCCTCTTTTTAGAATAACCCTGTATAATTTGTCTACTTGTTCGGGTGTCGCTTTTTTGTAATCGCCCTGCAACGGCTTAATCTGCCGCCAATCCAGCGTGTCTTTTACGTCGCAGGCTATCCTTACCAGCATGGTATTCCCTCCCCTGTAAGCGAATGAGGCAATAACCCGGAAATACTTCCGCTGGCGCGGTTATTTGTAATTATTATCGCGTTTTTTCAAAATAAGTCAACTATTATTTTCTCCCATCCGCCCGGGCTGTAGGCATTATCAATCCTCCCACGGCAACACG